TAGAGGTGGTAAAATTCTATCAAGAGACTGCGACATAATTATTGCAGATGACATTGAAGACCACAGTTCTACTATGCAACCATCAACAAGAGAGAATACAAGAAACTGGTGGACTACAACTCTTTCATCAAGAAAAGAGGAACATACAGCTATGGTAGTTATTGGTTCAAGACAGCACTATGACGATTTATATTCACATCTTTTAGAGAATGAATCTTGGAAAACTATTGTAGAAGAAGCACATGATGTTTCATGTACTTTACCTGATTGGAATGAAAACGAACATGAAGAATGTATGTTGTGGGGTTCTAAAAGAACTTATAGATGGTTAATGGATAGAAAAAGAGCTGCAGAAACTACAGGTGGTAGAGCTATATACGAAATGGTTTATCTTAATGTTGCTATGCCTGATGGACTTGCTTTGTTTAAACGAGAAGAGATAGAAGAATGTCGAGACCAAAAAAGAGATATTGGTCACATACCTAGAGGAGTAAGGCTTATTGCAGGATTAGACCCTGCTTCTACAGGGTATCAAGCAGCATTTCTTTGGGGTTTTGATGTAGAAACTTCAAAATTATACATGATTGATATGAACAACTCTTTAGGTGGAGGAATACCTCAAGCATTAGAAGTTATTAAAGATTGGTGGAAAAAATATAATTGTAGTCACTGGGTAATTGAAGAAAACGGTTTTCAAAAAGCTATTAGGCAGGATGTTTCTATTAGAGAGTTTACATCATCTCATGGTGTGTTTTTGGAAGGACATGAAACTAGGAATCAAAAGTTTGACCCTATTTTTGGTGTGACGGCTATAAGGCCTATGTTCCAAGAAAAGAAAATAAATTTGCCATATCTTAGTCTTGAAGCTCAAGAAAAGGTAAACTTATATACAAGTCAGTTAGTGTATTTCAGTTCTGCTCGAAATAAGAGTAAATCTGTAGGTACTAAAACTGATATTGTAATGGCTAGTTGGTTTCCTATGAGGTCAATTAGAAGAATGCAAAAGGAACGGTTTGCAGAACTAGGGCATGATTATAACCCTAGCTTTTCAAACTATGAACCTAGTAGTATGGATATAGATACATGGAGATAAAGTGCCTTTAAATAACGATGAACTGTATAAGAGAATAAATTATCTTAGAAACATCAATAAAGAACAGCTTGTAGATAAAGCAAGAATTAGAGATATTATGAATGGTGGAGCAGACGCAGTTACTGCTTTGCTTGGAAAAGGTGTCAATATAGAATACCATGAACTTCCTGCACCTAACTTGTTTTTAACTGCTTTAGAAAGATTTTCACAAAAACTAGGAAGAAGTCCAGATTTAAAAATTGATATTATTAATGATAAAGATTCTGATAGAGCTAGAAAGAAAGCAGAAAAGCTAGAAAGAATTGTAACTGCTTATGATGGTTTTCAAAAATTAGACAGACAATTACCACAAGTAGGTAGATGGCTACCTGGTTATGGATTTGTTGTATGGGTAATTAAACATAAAAAAGATAAAGATGGAAACCCTTATCCTTATGCTCAATTAAGAGACCCTTTTCAATGTTACCCAGGAGTTTTTGGAAATGACCAACAACCTCAAGAACTTGCAATAATACAAAGAGTTCCACATGATATGTTAGTTCAACAATACCCTGAAGCTAAAAAATGGATATATTCAACTGAAGAAAGCGAAGACCCATTAGCAAATGTATCTTTTGGTGAAAATTCTGAAAACTGGGCTAACTCATCAGGTAAAGGAAAATTAGTTGTTGAGTACATGAATGAAGATGGAACTTATGTATATCTTCCTGAAAATAAAAAAACAATAGATTTTATGGAAAACCCACTTAAGTCAGGACCTTGTTTTGTTGTTGCTAAAAGATATTCTTTTGACCAACTTCAAAGTCAGTTTCAACACATTACAGGCCTTATGGCTAACATGGCAAAAATTAATATTCTTGGAACTATTGCTATGGAAGATGCAGTATTTACAGAAACCAATATTGTTGGTGAGATAGAATCAGGAAAATACAGAAAAGGTAGATTTGCTGTAAACTATTTAGCTCCAGGTTCTTCAGTTAATAAACCTGTTAACAATCTTCCTTATCAATTATTTCAACAAGTAGATAGATTAGAAAGACATTTAAGACTTGGTGCTTCTTATCCAGTATCAGATGATGGACAATCTCCAAACAGTTTTGTTACTGGTAGAGGATTAGAAGAATTAGGTCAGTCTGCATCTTTGCATGTAAGAGAATATCAAGGTGTATTAGCAGACGCATTACAAGAAGTAGATTCTAAAAGACTTGAATATGATGAAACAATGTTTTCTAATAAAAGAAAACCAATAGCAGGAATGCACAGAGGTACTGCATACAAAGAAGCATATACACCTAAAACAGATATATCTGAAATGTATAAAACAAGAAGAGTTTATGGAGTAATGGCAGGGTTCGATGAGCCGCAAAAGATAATAACAGGGCTGCAGTTGAAGCAGCAAGGTATTATTGATACTCAGACATTACAAGAAAACATGGATGGGTTAGAAAACATTACAGTTATCCAACAAAGAGTTAATAAAGAAAAAGCTGAAACTGTTTTATTTGAATCTTTAATGGCACAAGCTGCACAAGGAAATCCACAAGCAACTATGGCTGCTATAGAAATAAGAAAAAATCCTCAGAACATGTCTGAAATTTTAGATAAGTTTTATACACCAGAAGAGCCTGAGATGTCTCCAGAAGAAGCTGCGTTATTGCAACAACAACCACAACAACAATTTCCAGGTCAAGGACCAGTTGATATTGGACAGGTTTTAGGAGCAATAGGTCAAGGCGGAGGTCCTGGTGGGGGATAATACTGATACATTATTTTGGGATATAGTAAATCAAGAAGACTGGCCAGAAGAGTTTATTGACAATACACTTCCTTTTCTTGCAGAAGGAGTAACTAATCAACTTCCAATAACAAATGTATTATTTCCAACTCCTGTGCCTGGAGTTTTTATATCATACAGTGTTAGTTATGAAGTAATTCAACCAGACGAAGGAGAAGAATATCATGGGTAGAGCTAGTAAACAAGGCAGAGCATTTGACGAAGCAACTGATATGACTGGTAGTGGAGCCTATGCAGATATTGTTGTACCACCACAAGCAGAAGGTGATTCATTAGGTCAAACAAAAAATCTACAAACACAAGTAGACGCTGTTAAATCTACTATGGGTCCAGAAGGAATGGTTCCTGCATCTCTTGCTAAAAATGCAATAACATCACCAGTAAATATTGGTGGAGCAACTGATAGAATGCTTGAACCTATTACTACAGGAGTACCTATTGGTGCAGGTTCTAATGGAACAATGCCTTTGCAGACAAATACATTACATAATTTTTTATTAAATGCTAAACGATTAACACAGGACCCAGTATTTGATGAACTTCTATCAGGAATGTTTGAAGAAGAAGAACAAATAATGGAAGATAACCCACAAGATTTCTTTGGTCTCTAATGGTAGATTGGCGAGGAATGTTCCAACCTCCTCCAGAAGTTGAGGATTTTTTAGGACAAGAAACAGAAGCTAACTTAAGAGAGATAGAATATTTTAAAAATACTGTCACTCCAGATGTTGCTGAAAGAGTTGGCGGTTTATTAAATAACTATCCAAACATGAATCCTAAAATTGGTATGTATGCAGGAATGATGGGTGTTGAACCAGATAGCCCCTTAGCGTTTAAACTAGCACAAAGAAATCACGATGCTTTTGTAGAACAAAATGTAAAAAGATTTAAAGAAATATCTCTTGCTAAAAGAGCTTCGCAGCTTGGACTTCTAATGTTAGATTTAGGATTTCAACCAGTATCAAGAAACTTTAAGTCAACTGTTGTTGCAGCACAAGAAACTGGATTAAATGTTCCTACTGCTGTTTCAGGTAACTTTTCATTAGGACTAGCAACAGGTCTTGCTTCATGGATTCCAGGTGTAGATGGAGAAAAAGCTGCAGATAGAATTAGAAAATCAATCTATGGACAAGAATTTGCAGATAAATATAAAGAAGCAAAAGATGCTTATGGACCTGCAGAATTTAATTTAGCTTACGATGAATGGAAAAAAGGAAAACCAGTTAACTTAGGAACAGGTTGGTTTCCAGAATCTACAAAATTACAAGAAACACAAAAGTATAGAGATTTAAGAAGACAAGGGTTTTCTGAAGAAGGTGCTTACAGAGAAGCTGAATTAGAGTATGGAACTCCAATAACAGAAGTTTTTGAGGAAAAAGAAAATCAATTTAAAGCTAATACAAGAAAAGCAGGAAAAGTTGACATATCTCCAGGTAGATATGTTGCAGGTCAGTTTTTTACAAAAGATGATTTAGGATATGCTGTTGGTTCTGCTGCTTTAGATGGAGTTTTTAGAATATTTGCTGACCCAGTTAACTTAGGTTTAGGTTATATGAGTGGTGCTAAAATAGGTTTAAGGTCACTTGTTACTGCAAATGAACAAGCATTATTTAAAACAGGTAAGGCTTTAGCTGAAGAATCTAAAAACTTACCACTTCTTCCAAGGCTATATAAAACTATTGCAGGGGGAAAACAAACATTACCTAATGGCGAAGTAATTCAAATTTCTGCTAAAGAAGCAAGAAGACTTCAATATGGTAGAACAACAGAACAAGTATTAACAACTAAAAGAGGACAAAAATTTCTTCAAGCTATGGTTGATGCTCAAGGTGAAATTGGTTTAGCGGTTTTGATGGATATACCTCAATTTAAAAACCTTGACCCTAGAATATTACGATTACTTTCAGCTATTGACAATGTAGATGATATGCAAAAAGTTTTAGTTTCTTTAATGAACCAAGGTAATTTATCTAAATTAACCCCTGCTTTAAGACTGAGATTTGGAATAACAGATGAAGTTATTCAAGCAATAGATGAAGGTGGTGCAGCAGGAATGTCTTTACCTATGAAAGCCAATTTGATTCCTGAAGTATCAAATGCTATTGCAAAAAAAATTACAGGTGAATATACAGATATTGCACCAATAAGAAAAACTGTTGCTAAAGGTAGAGCCGCTTTAAGTGAAGCGTTGCCAGGAGATATTTTTAATGTTCAAGACGATGTTTTTAATGGAGTTCTAAATGTTTTTGGAGAGTTAAGAAATTCACTTCCTTATAGGATGAGAAAATATTTTGATTTAGCTCCAGGAAAATATGTATCTATAAAAAATGTTGGAGTTGCTTCAAGAAACTTAGATGGAATTATGAAATCAGGTAGGTTGTCTTTAGAACAAAGGGGCATAAGGTTAAAAGAAATGTTAGATGCAGAAAGCCAAGATGAAATAGGTGAAGTTGTTAGAAATGTCTACAACGATGTTATTCCTGAAATACAAAGAAAAAATCCAGATTTAGATATAGAAGATATACAAGAAGTAATGACATTTCTTGCTGATGAATCTATGGGTATTAAACAATACTTTGTTACAGAAAAAGGTACACCTATGGCATTTCCAGGAACAAAGATGAGAAAAGTTACTACTAAAGATGGTAAAGATTATTATGAAGCTACGCCAACTGCTCAAATGATTTCAGAGATGGTAGATACTTATACACCACTTATTGATTATCTTGAATTAGAAAAAGCATTTCCTTTACTTAGAAAATTAATTGGTACTAAAGATGGTTCTATACGAAAATATATTGATGCAGATACTGTAGGACCAACAAATAAAATGTTAAAAAGATTGGGATTACAAAAAACAGCTTTTAAGACAAACCCTAGAACAGGTAAACCTAGTATCGGTGGTGGAGGTAAAGCTGCAACACTAGATATGATATATCAAGATTATTTAATTCAAAGAGTTTTAAAACCTATTTGGATGCTTAGGGGTGCTTTAACTACAAGAGTAGCACCAGAGGAAGCGTTAAGAATTATGATGTCTGGTTCTCGTATTGGTTTAAATCATCCATTTCATTATTTTGCAATGAAATTTTCAGCAGGAACACAACTAGAATTACAAAATACTTCAGGAGATGTTTTATGGAGTACAAGAATATTAAAAAAAGAAAAAGAATTTTTAGAAGAAATACTTGGTTCTGAATTTGTTAATGCAGCAAAAGCTGATTATAGAGCAATAGAAAAAATAATGAAACACACCAAAATAGGTGTTAATACCGAAGGAATGACTAGCGATGATTTTGTTGCTTGGGTATTAAAAGAAGGTGGAGATGGTAGAGATTTTATATTTGATTCTTATCAAAAGCTAAATATTAAACCTTTAAAAGTAAATAAAGGAACAGTTCGTCTTGGAGATGAATTGTTAGATGCTGTTGTTAACAGCTCAAAAGGTGGAACATACAACATTAATAAAGGTACTTTAGATACAGAAATGTTTGCTTCTGTTAGCCCTTATCAAAGACTTTCAGAAACAATAGATGCTGATGTTATTGGTAATGTAGCAGCAGATTCAGAACCAGAAGCTATATGGAAATTAATAAATAGTTACTTAGATACAGATACAGCAGCAGGTGCTGAAAGATTAAAATATTTAAGAAAAGAAAATCATGCTTTAGGGTGGAGAATGGTAGATGGTAACTTACAACTTGATGTTTCTGTTTCTATTCCAAAATTAGATGAATCAGCATCAGTCTTAGATATAGAAAAAGCATTTGTAGCAACAGCTATGTTAGGAATAAAAGGATTACAAAAGAGTGCTTTTTTACCTAAAGAGACTTTAAGAATAATGGCTGTAAAAAATATATTAGAATCTGATAAATTAAGATATTGGCATGATGCAATAGAAGAGGTTCTTGACCCAACTACAGGTGATATTGCAATGGGCTTTATGAAATTTATTAATCCTGATTCTCCAAGATTTGCTAAAAATCCAAATAGATTAGTTGATTTAGATGATGTAGTTAATCAAAAAATATTAAACGCTTTATACGATACAAACTTTGATGTAGCTAAAGCAGTTAGAAGAAAGAAAAGAGGGATTATGAATGCTGCTCCTAATGGTTCATGGATGCCTCTTACTGAAAGTTATATTACAGCTATGGCAACAAAAGCAATGAAAAACTTTTTCCAACCAGAGTTTAGGAATCAATACAAAGGCATATATAAACAACATGCAAAAATTGTAAACGGTAAACTTGAAGAAGATTATGTAAGAACATTTGTACATCAGATGATGTTACAATTTAATAATCCTATATCAATAAAGTTAGCTAATAATGGTGTAGACGAAACATTAAGATATTTACTTAAAAATCCAGAAGGAAAAGAACTACTTAAGCGTTCAATAGATATGGCTGATGTTCGTGGCCAAAAACAAAAGCAAGAATTATACGACCCTATAAATTTAAGAAATAATTTAGAAGCTCTTAATTACAGAATGACAAAATTAATTGGTGGAGAAGTAAAAATTAAAAATCCATTAAACGGTGAAGTTGTTTCTGAAGAATGGGCAACAAAAATAAGACATACTGGTACTGCAAAAATGTACCCTTTGTATGAAGCTGATTTAAATACTGGTTCTAAAATGGGTCAAAAGTTATTGAAAAGTGGTGGTTTTTACAATGGTAAAGATTACGCAGAAGCATGGCAAATAGCTTTAGCAAATAGTGGTAAAGGTGCTTTAGCACAATCAACAAGATTAAAAAGATTTTACAAAGACTTCTGGGATTTAGTATCTCCAGATATGAATATGTTTCCTGATTCACTTCCAGGTTCTTATTCTTTTTTAGATGATATAGCAGATTACTCAACAGGAACAAAAGGTTTAGAGTTAGCTCTAGCAAAATATGATAAGATGTTGGAATTTAAATATAATTTATTTTTAACAAAACCTTCTGACATTATGAATAGAGACCCATTGTATAGGTACAGTTTGTATGAACATGGGTTAGAAGCATTAGGATTGTTTGATGAAAAGACTGCTTCTGATTGGATAAGAGGAGCTGAACAACAATTAAGAGGTTCAAAATTTGGTGAAGATGTTTTAGCAGAATATAGAACTGCATTTAACAAATTTAAACAGATTGGATTTGAAGAACAAATAACAAGTATAGACCAAGCTATGGGTATATTACAGAAGAAAGCAGCAGCTACTGTAATGGACTTATTGTATTCAACATCACAAAGACATGTATTTTCAGACATACTTTCTAGTTATGTACCATTTCCAGAAATTGGAGCAGAGGTTTGGAAAACTTGGGGTGGATTATTTGGGCAAGGGCCAGGTAAATTTAATAGAGCAAGAGTAGCTTTTGATGCTTCTGAAGAAGGTAAGCCTTATGATGCAAGTATGGGTTATTTCTTTAGAGACCCAGTTTCAGGAAAAAGAATGTTTTCTTATCCTGACCCTATGGGAGTTATACAAAAAGGATGGTTTGGAGAAGATTTAAGAGACGAAGGCATAAGAGTAAGACCTGCAGGTTTTCTTGGTGCATTAAACCTTGTAACTGCAAATGGTCTTTTACCTAGTGTTGGACCTAAAGTCACTTGGACATTAGAGTTTTTTGATAGAGTTATTGGAAGTTTGCCTTATGCTGTAAAAACATTGTTCTTAGGAGACTTTAGAACAAATGTTACAGATATAGAAGAATTTGGATTACAGTTTATAAAACCATCTCATAGAAAATTCTTTACTCAAGAAAGATTTACAGAAAATAGTACAGAATATTTTGACCAACAATATGCTAGTTCAGTTATAGATACTTTAGCTGTTATGTACTCAAAAGGATTAATAGACCCAACTGACCCTGAAACAGCAGATGCTGAGTTTGAAAAATTTGCTGAAGCAGCTAATAACCAATGGTTAATAAGAGGATTAGTTCAATGGACAGCCCCAACAGGAATACAACCAAGAATAGAATTAGAAGATAAAGATGGTAATTGGTGGTTTGTTCAGACATTAGCACAAGAGTACGACAGAATGTTAATCGAAAACAATTATGATTATATGGTTACTACAGATGAATTTATAGATAGATTTGATATTAATCCTATTCCATTAAAATTAGGAAAATATAAACCAGGGTTAAGAACACCTAGAACAGAAGGTGCTGTTGAATATTGGTTAAAACCAGAAAATAGAGAAGTAATGAAACAAGCACCTAGAACAGCTTACTTTACAAGACCAGACACTATTGATGATAGATGGGTTTGGTCTGATATATTTAATAACGCAAGAGAATATTATGATGAAAAAGATTGGGATTTATTAGCAAGACAAACTTTAATAGAAAGAGAACTTCAAAAAGAAAAAGAAAGATTATTAAAGATTGCAGATAAAAGTGAGACTGATAAATATACAACAAAATGGGCTAATGCTAACTATGCGTTATTTAGAGCAGACTTAGAAAAGAAAAGTGGTATTGTTGCATTTGGACCTTTAGGTATTGGGGAAGTTGCATCTGACCCTAAAATGAATATTTTAGAACTATATGATTGGAAAAATATTGAACAATTAAGAAACTCTCCAGAATATGAACCATTAAGTATATATCTTAGAGAAAGAGATAAAGCAATAGATGTTTTGATAAATGGTGGTAAATGGAGAGGCGGTAATTTTAATCCTACTGCTCCAACTATTTATCCATTAGATAGTACAAGTGATAGAGCAAGTTGGGTTAGAGAACAATTAAAACAATTAGGAATGGAGCTTGTTGAAGAGTATGGAGATACCTACTGGAATCAATTATTTTATGCTATTCTTTACAGAGAGGTTGACAATACTAGGAAATAATAATGGGATATAAAACACACGATGATATTAGTAGTTTTTTAAATGAATTATTTGGTACTTCATCAATTCCTGCTGTTGCAGGTGAAGGAAACAGGTTTAGGCCTGGTGATGATGAATGGAATATACCTAAAACATATTCAATAAATGATTTAATAGCAACACCATTAGTAGATTCATTATCAAGTTTAAAAGACCTTAAAGAATTTAAAGATACATCCAATACAGATTTATTAGTATTAA